ATTGGGAAGATTTTCCCTGAAAATGGCTCGGCGAAACATTATTTGGATTAAAATGGATTTTAATGACTGAATCAACTGAGATCGCCCGAGTTAGGGATGAATCGGCTTACCGAGGTGTGCCAAACCCTCGAATTCACACAAAACTAAGCGATTTACCCTCTCACGGCGAGCAAATGATTAAGTTCTGCGAGGAAATAGGCTACGAACTGCTTCCTTGGCAACAATGGCTAGCTCATCACTCCCTAAAGTACAAGCCAGACGGCCGATGGGCGCATCCAGTTGTCACTCTTTTGTGCGCACGTCAACAAGGTAAGTCAACCTTTATGGCGCTTCAAATCTTATTTCGGATTTACGTCCTCAAGGAAAAGTTACAAGTACACACGGCTCACAAGTTAACAACCTCAGCCGAACTGTTTTATAAAATTTACGGAATTATCGAATCAACTCCTCGATTAGCTGCCGAATTCACTAAGAAGCTGGAAAGCAAAGGATTTCAAGAGTTACAGTTCACAGAAGGCCGTCGATACATAGTGCGAGCTAATAACTCAGCCGGTCGAGGTATTGCTGCACCTGAAACGATTCATTTAGACGAAGCTCGCGAATATAAAGATGAAGATGTCTGGTCTGCCCTGCGTTATACCCAAATGGCTAGCCCAAATCCTCAAATATGGGTTTATTCAAATGCCGGAGATCAACACTCAATAGTCCTAAACAAATTACGAGAGCGAGCATACGCAGCAATTCACGGCGGCTCTGACGATATTGGCTGGTTTGAATGGTCTGCACCTAACGGACTTAAATTTGATAACTCACCGGACTTTTGGTTAGGTGTCTGCCAAGCTAATCCGTCACTTGGTTATACAGTCCATCCCGACAATATCCGCGCCGTATTGTCAGATCCCGAAGATATTGTGCGCACAGAAGTCTTATGTCAATGGGTCGATACGATTAACCCAGTTATCAGTCCGTCACAATGGGAGAGCTGCAAAGTTGAGGGGCTTCGGCTCAACCCTGAGTCTGATACTTGGTTGGCTATCGATCTCAGTCCTGATAGAAAACAAGCGGCACTAGTAGCAAGCCAAAAGTTAGAAGGCGATAAATTCCAAGTCATCCTCTTGCAAACTTGGCATAACCCGTCTAATCTCGATGATAAAGCTTTGGCTAATGACTTGGCGGAATGGGTGCGAAAGTATCCAGTCCAACTAGTCGCCTACTCAGCCCGAACCGCTTCGGCCGTTGCTGCGCGATTAGCACCGGCAGGAATCAGAACTGAGCCGATAGATGGCCTTGACTATGCGCAAAGCTGTGATGAGTTATTGGGAGCAATCTCATCTCAGCGGTTAGCTCACTCGGGACAAGATGAGCTGACTAAACAATGCCTATCCGCCGTCAAACTACCTTTCGGTGACGGCGGTTGGGTAATGGGTCGCAAAGTAAGTAATGCGGTTATTTGTGGAGCTATTGCTTCGGCTCTGGCGACTCACTACGCCACTCGAGCGACTGATGGTGTTGACATTGTAATTGTGTAGCACATATCCCCTACAATTCTGAGGTAATGGGTGCTATTAGAGATTTCTTCTTTCCACAAGTAACCGCTGTTCGCGTTGATAAGCCTTTGGACGTTCAAGCCGCGCTAACACCGGTTCAAATTACCGATTCTGTTTATAACGTTCTTGGCGGTCCAACAAATTCAACTCGCCAGTTGGCGATGAGTGTGCCGTCAGTTGCTCGCGCTAGAAATATCATCTGCGGAACTATCGGCTCATTACCTCTCACAACATTTAATCGCATAACGGGCGAATATGTCGATCCACACAGAGTAATCAACCAACCAGATCCTAGAGTTGCTGGCTTTGTAATTTATAATTGGCTCGCTGAAGACATTTGGTTATATGGCGTTGGCTATGGACAAGTTTTAGAAATGTATGCTGCTACTGATGGCGGACGCGTTCGCGCTTGGACTCGAGTCAGTCCAGACCGCGTAACAGTTGACACAAATTTTAAGAACACAGAAATCACCGGATACAAAGTTGACGGAATGGCAGTTCCGCTAACTGGTGTTGGTTCTATCATTCGCTTCGATGGCCCTGATGAAGGATTACTTCACAGAGCTGGCAAAACAATCGCGGCGGCTGTCTATTTAGAGAACGCAGCTGTTAATTACGCAAAAGAACCAGCGCCGTCAATGGTTCTTAAATCTAATGGCACAAATTTAACTGCTGAAAGAATTTCATCACTTCTTAGCGCTTGGCGGACTGCTCGCCAGTCTCGTTCAACTGCTTTCCTCAATGCTGACGTTGATCTCAAAGAATTTGGTTTTGATCCTAAGTCATTACAACTTGCAGAGGCTCGCCAATATGTAGCGCTTGAATTAGCTCGCGCTTGTGGAATCCCTGCTTACTTCTTGAGCGCCGAAACTACTTCAATGACTTATTCCAACGCGGTATCAGAGCGGCGCTCACTAGTCGATTTCTCACTTCGCCCAATACTTAAAGCGATTGAGGAAAGGCTCTCATTACCGGATTTTGTGCCTAACCCAGTAATGACGCGCTTTGCGTTAGACGACTTCCTTCGCGGTAACGCTTTGGAACGCGCTCAAGTCTATGAAATTCTAAACCGAATCGGTGCGATGAGTGTCGAGCAGATTCAACGAGAGGAAGATTTAATTCCAAATGAAAATTAAAATGCCGATGGTCGTAACCGCTGCCGACACAATTAAGCGCACAATTAGCGGAACTATTGTCACTTGGAATGAGCAAGGCAACACCTCAGTAGGCCCGACAGTTTTCGCTTCGGACTCGATTGAGATGAAGCCCGTCAAATTGCTATTGGAGCACGACCGGACTCGTCCAATTGGCAAAATGGTCGCTCACGAAGTAACTAAGAACGGAATTGTGGCTACGTTCAAAATCGCTAACACTATGGCCGGAGAAGATGCTTTAATCGAAGCCACCGAAGGATTAAGGGATGGCTTTAGCGTTGGCGCACAAATTAACGAATGGGTTAACAACAAAGGCGTTATGCAAATTACCTCAGCAACCCTCGACGAAGTTTCATTAGTAACTGATCCAGCTATCGACTCAGCTCGCGTTAGTGAAGTCGCTGCATCAGAAAACGAAGCACCTAAAGAAGATTCCGCTCCGGCAACCGCCGAAGAGGACAAACCAACCGAAGGAGAACAAGTGTCTGACACTACCGTTCCTGCTCCTGCCGACGAAACGGTAGAAGCAGCTAAGGTTGAAGCCGCTGCGCCACGTCCAGCGTTCTTCACCGCTCCTCGCCTTGAGTTCACAAAGGCGAAATACCTCGAGAACAGCGTTCGCGCTAAGGTTCTCAACGATGACGCTGCTCGCCAATACGTTATGGCCGCAGATGACACAACAACTAACAACGCTGGTCTTATCCCAACGCGTCAGTTGACCGAAATCATCAACCCACTATCAAACGCAGATCGCCCAGCAGTAGATTCAGTATCTCGCGGCGTTCTACCTGATGCAGGTATGACTTTCGAAATTCCAAAGATCACCGCTGTTCCAACAGTCGGCGAAGAAGCTGAAGAAGCAACAATCGACGAGACAGGAATGACAAACGAATTTCTTTCTGTCACAGTTAAGAAATACGCTGGCGGACAAGAGTTCTCAGTCGAACTTCTTGATCGTTCTTCACCTGCTTTTTTTGATGAACTCGTTCGTCAGATGGAATTCGCATACGCAAAGGCAACCGACGTAGCAGTTATCGCTGGCCTTGTTGCTGGCGGAACTGATGGCGGAAACCGCACACTTGACGCGTCTGGATTCTTAGATTTCGTATCAGATGCTTCAGTATCCGTTTACAAGAACACTCTTGGAACTGCAACGAACATCCTTGTTAGCCCAGAACAATGGGGCAACATTATGAACCTTGCTGATGCTGGCCGTCCGATTTATCAGAATCTCATTGGCCCATCTAATCAAGCTGGCGACCTTTCAGGTCAGTCAGTTCGCGGTAACGTTCTAGGTCTCAACCTACGCGTTGCTCGTAACCTTGCAGTTGCAGCTCCAACCGGAGACAACTCCATCATCATCGTTAACCCAGATTCCTACACTTGGTATGAATCAAGCCGTTTCCGCCTAGAGACCAACGTTGTCGCAACAGGTCAAATTAAGGTGGCTTACTACGGCTACGGCGCATTGGCTACGAAGGTCGGCGCTGGTGCTTACCGCTGGATGGTTGCTTAGTCCAACTTAATAGTTAGGCCCTGTCCGCTCCCGAGCAGGGCTTAACCCCTAAAATGAAAGGAAAGACGAGATGCCAACAATTGTAACGGCTTCAGAGCTAAGAACTATTCTTGGTGTCTCGTCTGCCCTTTATTCAGATGCTTATCTTGATGATATTTGTGATGCTTCGGAGAATATCGTTATTCCGATGCTTGTCACCTTTCAAAGCAAAATTAACAAAGTTAAATTAGAAAATAACGTTGCCTATTTTCACACCGCAACAATTCACGAATTTACCGAAGGTCAGTCGGTTGTTGTTACTGGTTGCGGATCACCTTTTAACGCAACTCACACAGTCACAGATGATTTAATTGGCCCTTATGTATTTACCGCCGCTATCACAAATGCTGACATATTGGAAAAGAACATTATTCCAGCCGGAAACGCTGCGCTCTCTGGATTATCCACATACGTCGGAAACGCCAACGTCGAAGCTGCCGTTCTATCTATTTCAGTCGAAATTTTCCAAGCTAGAACCGCTGCCGGTGGAGCAATCGAAGGAGTAGATTTTAGCGTCTCTCCTTATCGCCTTTCCAAAAATCTTCTTGCCAAAGTAACTGGTCTGCTTGGCCCTTATCTTGATACCGATGCGATGGTGGGCTAATGCCGGCATCTACAATCTCTGGAGACGTTCGAGGCGCAATCAAAACTGCGCTCGCATCCGTTAGCGCGAACATTTACGATCACGCGCCGGAAGCGCCTATCGTTCCTGCCGTCGTTATAGTTCCAGACTCTCCATATATGGAATTAGAAACAATTGGTAAAAGTCCAGTTCGCGTCAAATTGAATTACACAATTACCGCAGCTGTTGCTTATCTTTCGAACCCTGCATCTCTCGACAATCTCGAGAAATTAGTTATTAGTATTCTTGGGGCGCTAAACGCTGCCAAGTATGAGTTATCGACAGTCGAAAGGCCGTCAATAACAACAGTCGGAACGACGAACCTACTCGTTTCAGATATTCGCTTGAGCGTCCGCTACGAGCAAACTTCATAAGGAGACCAGATGCCAACAACCATCATAACTGGGCGCGATGTGACTTTCACTCTCGATAGCACAAGCTACGATGCCCAAGCAACAAGCGCAGTTTTAAGCTGCGAGACAATTATCGAGACCTATCAGACTCTTGATGGTCGCGCTTACAAGTCCACAGATAAGCAATGGACTTTCACTATCGAATTGCTTCAAGATTGGGGAGCTAGTGGCTCATTATTTGAAGCAATGTGGACGGATGCAGAAGCTAACCCGAACACAACTTTGGCGGTATCATTCACCGCCGCAACTGGCGCAGTATTCGCTTTCAACGTACTTCCAATCTTCCCAGCCGCCGGCGGAGCAGCTCCCGGAGCACTTACCGACACTTGGACGATGACAGTGGTTGGAACTCCAACAGAGACATTTAGCTAAGAGATCGGGGATCGGGAGCAATGAAATTAGCAATTACAATTGAATATAACAGCGGAGAATCAGCAACTTATATTGCACAACCGCCAGAATGGGCAAAGTGGGAAAAGGCAACTGGACACACAATTGCTAAGGCACAAGACAATATAGGAGTGTGGGATCTTCTATTTTTGGCCTACAACGCTTACAAACGAGAAAGCGCTGGCAAACCAGTAAAAGCTTTTGATATTTGGATGGAAACTGTTGCGGATGTGAGGACAACAAGTGACGACCCAAAAGCCACAGCGCCGACTCCGTAAGGCGTATGCTCGTCATAGTAGCGCTGAAAACGGGTATCCCAATGCAATATTGGGAAGATTGGGATGATGTAGCTACTGCGGTTGAACTTATAAAGGAGATGAACAAGAATGGCTGAAGAAATGGCGGCGTTCGATAAAACTGAACTGCGCCAAGTTTATAAAGCCTTCAGCCTTCTTGGAGACGAAGCAAAAAATGAGGCGCGTCAGACTTCTAACAATTTAGCTACATATTTGCAAAAACAAATTGCAAGTGCAGCGAGTTCACGCACTAAAGGACAAAAGGCCATTAATCGAATTGTTTCTGGTTCTCGGGTTTCCAAGACCAGTACAACCGGTGAGATACGTTATGGTTTTGCTTCTCAACGTTTTAGCGGCGGAGCGAATACTCAGCAACTTTGGGCTGGGTTTGAATTTGGTTCAAATAAATTCAATCAATTTCCAAATTATTCAGGGCGTCAAGGTCGCGGCTCTCGGGGATGGTTTATTTATCCAACCTTGCGAGCAGAACAGCGAAATATTGTTGCACAATGGACAGCAGCATTTAATCGCATACTAGATAAGTGGGGCATAAATGGCATCTGATTCAAGAGCCTTAACACTTAAACTTTTAGCTGACACAGCTGATTTCCAAAAGAAGTTATTAGCCGGTTCTCAAGATGTAGAGTCAATTGGGGATAAAGTAACAGATTTTGGAAAAAAAGCTGCTTTAGCTTTTGCCGCTGCTGGTGCTGCTGTTGGAGCTTTTGCGGTTAGTGCAGTCAAAGCCGCTGCTGAAGATGAGGCCGCACAACGACAACTAGCTAATACAATTGAAGCAACAACAAATGCAACGGCAAAACAAATAGCTGGGGTTGAATCATACATTGAAAAAACTTCTATTGCTATTGGTGTCACAGATGATGAATTGAGACCTGCTTTTGCTCGTTTAGTACGAAGTACGCAAGATGTTGAAAATGCTCAAAAATTATTAAATCTTGCTTTAGATCTTAGCGCTGCAACAGGAAAACCCCTTGAAGCTGTAAGTAATGCTCTTGGTAAAGCCTATGATGGTAACACTACGGCTTTGGGTCGTTTAGGTCTTGGTCTTGATTCCGGTATTTTAAAGAGCAAAGATTTCGACAAAATTTTTCAACAACTTACTTCGACTTTTGGCAATTTTGCTGAAAATGAAGCTGATACAACACAAAAGCAAATGGAGCGAGTCAAGATTGCTTTGGACGAAGCAAAAGAATCGGTGGGCGCTGCGTTGTTACCCGCCGTTCAAGAGTTAACTGCTTGGATTATGGAATATTTTGTGCCAGCTTTAGAAGCTTTTATTTTTGGCTTAACAGGTCAAGGTCAATTAGAAGAATCATTAACCGATGCGGAATTAAAAGCTTTGCAATTTGGTAAGCAGGTAAATGGAGTTATTAATACAGTCGTCGATCTAAAAGACGAATTGTTAATTCTTGCTGGAGTAATAGCGACAGTTTTCATAGTATCAAAGGTTGCAGCTGCAGTAACGGCGACTATTGCTCTCATAAATGGCTTAATTCGGGCTTACAATTTGCTGAAAAGTAGCGCTGTCATCGCCGGTATTGCTTCAGCTTTCGCGCTTAATCCTTTACTTGGAGTTGGAGCTGCTGCTTTGGCCGCTGGTGTTTTATCTGCTGCTAATGCGATTTCCCGTAAAGGTGACGTTAGTGAAGCGAATGTCGCTGGGGCAGAAGATTTAGTCAAAGCGGCAACTACCGCTTCAGCATCTAGCGGCATAACAGTTGCTAAAGGAAGAACGTCTTTTAATACCGGGACTTCACTTGGTTTAAGTGGATCTCGCACTTCTTCCAGCAGAACTAGCACAAGACCAAAAACTTTAATTGAACAAGTTGCTGAAGAAAACTTTATAAAGAATCTAGCGCCGGGGGCTTTTGATCCCGGCCGTTTTAGAAGGACAGATGAAGGTGGCGTAACGATTAACGTCAATGCTCCATCAATTGTTGACAGAGAAGGTTTCACTCGAGCGCTAGTTGATGCTCTCAATGAATCAAGAGCCAGACTTGGCGGCGGCGGAGCTGCATTAGTTTTATGACAGCTTGGGATGCGGTATATCGAGTTAAGGTCAATCAAAATACAGTTACAACGGCGACCCTTAGCGGTCTCACTATCACTTCTGGTAGAACTGATATATACAGTCAGGCAATTGCTGGATATTGTAATTTGACGTTGTTAGAAACAAATTTAACGCCAATTACTTATGATATTAACGACTCAGTAACTATTGAGGTACAAAATGCTTCAGGTGTTTTTGTATATTTATTTGGCGGTTTTATAACAGATGTTAACGTAACTGTGCAGAATTCAGGTTCTTCTGCCATTAGCCAAAGAATACAAATTATCGCCGTAGGAGCTTTAGCTCGTCTAAATAGAACTATTTTTACAGGTAATTTACCTCACGAATTTGATGGCACAAGAATTGCTAATTTATTGGATGATGTGTTATACAAAACTTGGAACGATGTCCCCGGCACAACCACTTGGGCAACTTATGATCCAACAACAACTTGGATCAATGCTGAAAATGCTGGTTATGGTGAAGTGGATGTACCCGGAGATTATGAATTACATAGCCAGACCGACATAAGTGACACAATTTATAACTTGGTTTGCGCTGCTGCTAATTCTGGACTAGGTTACATTTATGAAGATTCGCAAGGTCGCATTGGTTATGCTGATTCCACACATAGAACCGAATATTTAAATTTAAATGGTTATGTTGATTTAGATGGCAATCACGCTATTGGGCCAGCTTTACAAATTTCTAAACGGGCAGGGGATGTTAGAAATTCAGTAACCATACAATATGGGGCGGATAGTGATTCAGAAATAACTGATTTTGATTCTGCTTCCATTATTCTTTATGGAGAATTAGCAAGTCAAATAACAACCACTCTAAGGCATCAAGCCGACGCAGAAGCTCAAGCCGCCTTTTATTTGTTGATTCGAGCCAACCCTCAATTTGAAATGCGGCAAATCACTTTTCCCTTGGCCAATCCCGAAATTGACAATTCTGATCGTAATTCCCTTTTATCAGTTTTTATGGGGATGCCAATAAATATCACAAATTTGCCAGCCAATATGGTTGATGGTTCTTTTCAAGGTTTTGTCGAGGGATGGACTTGGACAGCAAATTTAAATTCCCTAAGTTTGACCTTAAACGTTTCGCCTTTGGCTTATTCGCTTCAGGCAATGCGCTGGAATAGCGTTCCAGCTACCGAGACTTGGAATACCATTAACCCCACATTGGACTGGCTCAACGCTACAATAGTCGCTTAAAGGAGAAAAATGGCAACTACTACTAACTACGGCTGGAGCACTCCAGACGATACTGCGCTGGTAAAAGATGGCGCTTCTGCCATCCGAACCCTCGGCTCGTCTGTAGATTCTTCGGTAAAATCACTTAATCCCGGAACAACCGCAGGTGATTTAGATTATTACACAAGCACAACAGCCAAAAGCCGTATTGGAATTGGCTCAAATGGACAATTATTAAGAGTTAATTCTGGCGCAACCGCTCCAGAATGGGCTTTGGGCGTCCCAGTTCAATTAAATGCTCAAACTGCAACTTATACAGTAGTTCTTGGAGATGCGTACAAACTAGTCACAATGTCGGTGGCTTCTGCAAATACCTTCCAAATACCAACTAACGCTTCCGTCGCATTTCCTATTGGAACTGTAATTAATGTCATTCAAATTGGCGCAGGTCAAACAACCATCCAAGCGGTAACTTCGGGAACAACAACCATTTCATCAACTGGCGCAACAGCAACAGCGCCTAAACTCAGAGCGCAATATTCAGCTGCTTCTTGTATAAAAGTTGCCACGGACACTTGGTACGTTGTAGGAGATGTAGCTTAATGAGTCTTATCGGGATTATTGCATCACAAAATTATACGCGTACACTTTCTGCTGAAGTAATGTTAATTGCTGGCGGCGGCGGCGGTTATCGAGGTGGAGCTGGTGCTGGCGGATTTAGAGTTTTATCTCGCACTCTAAAACCGGGAACGACTTATACAGTTACGATTGGCGCTGGTGGAGCTGGCGATCAAGGTATTGATGACAATTCAAACGGAAGCAATTCAAGTTTTTCTGGCAGCGACATTACAACCATTAACTGCACCGGTGGTGGCAGGGCTGGCGGATTTCAAGATTCAAGAGCTTCAAGTGGTGGTTCTGGTGGCGGCGCTGCAATAGATAGCAGCACAAGTCGAAATGGTGGCGCTGGTAATGCCGGTGGATACACACCTGTCGAAGGTTATGCCGGCGGCAAAAATTATCAAGGCAGTCAAAATCAACCCGGCGCAGGTGGCGGAGCTGCCGCGGTAGGTGCTGACGGAAATGCCAACACTATTTCTGGTCAAGGTAATGATTCTGGAGCTGCCGGCGGCGTCGGTAGTTCTGCATATTCATCTTGGGGCGCAGACACGACTAGCGGTCAAAATGTCAGCGGGACATACTATTTCGCAGGTGGTGGCGGTGGTGGTGGCTCTTTAACTGAAAGGCCAAGGGGTCTAGGCGGGTATGGCGGCGGCGGTAATGGTGGCATAAGTGTTAGTGGTGGAAATGGAACATTTGCGACTGGCGGTGGTGGTGGCGGTGGAACGCCGGGCGGTGAAGGCGGAAGCGGATTGTGTCTAATTAAAATTCCGGGATCAAAAACTGCCACTTCAACAACAGGATCACCGACACGAATTGAAACTGGCGGCAACACATATTATAAATTTACTGGGAGTGGGAGTATAACTTTCTAATGGCACATTTCGCAAAATTGGATGAAAATAATATTGTTCTAGAAGTGCTAGTTGTCGCCAATGATACGCTTGATGTTGAAAATGAAGAACAAAGCGGCATTGCATTTCTAAAGCAATTATTAGGCGAAGAATTTAACTGGAAACAAACTTCATATAATTCAAATTTTAGAAAAAACTACGCCGGAATTGGTTACGTTTATGATTTTGAGCGAGATGCGTTTATTGCTCCAAAACCTAAAAACGCGGTTGGATTGGATGAAGAAACTTGTCGATGGATAATTGCAGATGAATCATCCGATGAGTAAATTATGCGCAGCTGGTATTCAGTTAAGAGAGCAAATAGATGATGATTATCCTGATCGCGATAGGCGTAGCGATGGTGTTGTGGCGGATGCTCGCCATTACGCAACAAACCCTTCTTCGGATCATATCCCGAGAAATGGAATCGTTAGAGCTTTAGATATAGACGCCAATCTCAACGCACACCCTGAGGAAACTTATGCGCTAGTGGAGAAGATTCGGAAATGTGCCAAGCGCGGCGATAAGCGCATTAAATACATCATTTACGACGGCAAGATTATGAGTCCGATATTGGGATGGAAGCGCCGCAAATACAAAGGTGCTAACCCTCACCGCTCGCACTTTCATATTAGCTTTACAACTTTGGGAGACAATGACGGCAAATGGTTCGACCTCGAAGGAGACAGAAATGAGCGACTTAAAGAAGATGGCGGAAAGTTGGGCCAAAACGTTCCTAGCAACAGCACTCGCAACATACCTCGCGGTGGGTTGGGATGTCGATGCGATTGCAAATGCGGCGCTAGTATCAGTCTTGCCTAGCATTATCAACTGGCTTAACCCTAACTACGAGCGTTACGGGCGAGTCCGGTAATGGATGCCAATACCATCGCTGGATTCGTAGCTTCAGTTCTCGGATCAATCGCCCTACTAATTGCTGGGCTTCGTTACATAATCAAATTAGAAAATATCCCCATAGTGTCGCGCCTTGATAAAATGGAGTCTCAGTTAGAATTAGCCCTATCGAAGAAGGTGGGGGCTAATGGCAACAAGAAAACGCGTTAAGAAGCCGGTTAAGAAAACGGCTAAATCTCGCCGCACAGTTAAAGAGCTGCCTACAAAGCTAGATTATTGGGCAATTGCCTGTAAAGAGATTTACGAGACTTGCCGCCGTAATGGAATGGATGAGGGCTTAGCTCTGGCCTTCGCGATGGATCGAAGCGCTTGGCCTGATTGGGTAATCGACCCACAAGATCCGATTAGAAAAATCGGGTGGGAAGATGGCGAGGAAGACGTCTAATTTACCTTCGCGAGGTTGAGCTATTCGAGGCTCTCAAGTCGGTTTATCCGGACTTGACGCCTTTATCGGCGACCGACCGAGCTGACGGCATTACCCACGATGCCTATATTGAGATGAAGTGCCGACGCACTCATTACCCGACCCTTTTGATAGAGAAGAAGAAGTGGGATTATCTGGCCGATATAAGGGCTAGAACAGGGGCTAAGACGCTTTATATCAACTCCACCCCACAGGGGGTCTATCAGTTCGATTTAGGGGCTATAAATGAACCTGAGTGGCAATTAAAGGCCCTTCCAGATAAGACCGATTTCGCCAATAGCGGCAAGGTTGAGAAGCTCTGTGGCTTCTTAGATATACGACACTCCGAACTGTTACTTGTCTAAATCCATTTAATTAAATACATTTATCCCGTAAATCCATTTAAGGGTTACAGAACGGGAGAGTAAGTGATAAATAATCCAGCAGTAATTCGATTTGATTCTACTTCTGGCGCTTGGTCTGACGGTAAGAATTACGTTAAAGGCCAAATAATTCGCAGATATGCAATTGAATCGCTAGGTAGAAAATCAGTTAGAGGGCGGTTAAGCCGCGAAGAAATCTCAGCCTATTGGCTAGACCGATTTGGGGTGAACGCCGATGTTCAATGACGCGATTATTTTCGTAGCCGTTATATCGGTGTATTACTTAGGCGTCCGCACAATTGTCGCCATTAAAGCCAAAGCGTTCAACGAAGGTTATAAAAGGGGACGGAGTAGTTTAAATGTCAGAGAGATCGTTAAGTGACTGGCTCTCGGACGCTGGTAACACCCTCGAAGACAGGGGGATGGAATATGGCGACCCGAGGCACAATCTTTTACGCATTTACAAAATCGCGAGAATCCTCGGTGTTCAGCTCAGAAACCCATCTGACTTGGCGCTTGTGTTTATCGCAACCAAACTCAGCCGAATGGTGGAAAGTCCAGAGCGCGAAGATTCGTATCTCGATCTCATTGGATACTCCGCTATTTTATCTTTTTGCAGATTCAGTTCACCTGAAGATTGGGACGACGTTGAGTCTGACTCGGAATTATAACCAGCACCAATGGTGCGATATTTGTAAAAGCCGTTATGGACAAATGAAAGATGGCACTTGGCATTTAAAAGCCCAGACGCCAGCTGTATGGAAAGTGCAAAGTGAAACTCCAATCCGAAAGGCTCAAGTGCGGTTCTATTGCCAACCTTGCGCCGATGAGGTGCAGAACTGGCCAGACGGAACGTTTTGGTCTTTAAAAGAACAACTAGAGATGGCGATCGACGAGTTCGCCGGACGGGAGAAGTTAAATGTCGAATTACCTTGATGATTATGTAAGTGTGCAAGACAGACTAAAGGAGTTTATAAATGCGTTTCCAGACTATCGGATTAAGACTCACGTCCTTGAGGAATCGCTTACGCCTAACTGTGATGTCTATATTGTTAAGTGCGAGCTTT